ATTCTTAATGAAGATCTTTCTGAGTTTCATTCTTTAGTAGCTCTAAGCCCTTTCTTAAATCGGCTTCTGGAATACTAGTCTTCTGCTCACTGATGTACTTATCAATAATATCGTCAGTAAGCTCAGTTAATGTTTCTGGAGTATAATAGCTCGATTGATTTACTTTATCATCCAAGAAAGGAAGATATTTCATATCAACAAACTTTACTTTGTATTCTTCCAGAAGTTTCTTTCTTAGATCTAGTGTATCGAATCCATCTAGCTTAGATAGCAATACTCTGAGTATTGTAAAATACTTTGTATCATTGATAAAGTCTTTGTTTGCTTCCAAAGCCTCTAAAGGAAACGTCAGATATCTTGGACCAAAGTTAATAGGCTTTAGTTCAATCTTCCTATTGTGATCGATGATTGCATACTGATGTGAGTAATCTACTTCTTGAAAACAAGTTGAGTAAGGTGTACCTAAAACGATTATATTACCCTTCTTGTCTGGCTTGTGGATATGCCCTAAGATGGTAGTACAATCAAAGTCCTCTGGGCTAATCTTAAAGTCTTCTTCTCCAGCGGTGTTTAAACATCCCTCAAATCCGAAATGACCAAAAATGATTGTATCATTATTGATCAAGTTCATTTTTCTGAATTGATTTATCCTTGCTAAAATCATTAACTCTTCCTCGTAATGAGGAATAAATAGATAATTTAGATCTATGATAAATTTGGTAGAACTTATTACATTCACTCTACCTTTATCAAAAATACTCAAAGCAGTAATACAAGTATCACTCTTTGTGGCAGAGTCGTGATTACCTCTTAGTAAGTAAATAGCTGTTATGCTAGGCATCATAGCTATAGAATTAAGAAGATTATCTAACTCGATGAGAGTAGCTGGGTCTGGCTTCCTAAATTGAAAAATGTCCCCTAGAAAAACCACTACAGATGGCTTCTCTAGGTAGACAATATCCTTAATACAATTGTGTTGAGCTTCTAGATAACCTTTGTATTTATCTTCTAAATGTAAGTCACCTATTACTAGTGTCTTCATGAATGTGTCTCTAACACGTGTGTAAGCTTAACGGTAATTACATCCATTTCTGAATCAATCGCTCCCACATAAGGAGTATTGTTTCCTACTGCTGTTCTAAGTTGATTATCATTCTTCATGATGTCAACCCACTTGATAATGCAAAATTCAGTTCCTGCTCTCCTAGAAAACTTATCTTTTGGATGGCAGGTAGAAGATACTACAATACCTGTATCGGTATCAAAGAGAACAGTGTGTCCACCATAGTCGGTGAACTTGTTTCCGTTCCTATTCCGAAAATGCCGGAGTTTGATAAGCCGTTGTGTGATTGGTTGATCACCCATCGTGTTGAACTTAACGAGAATCGAGCCCGCTTTATAGTTTTTCATAATTAATTCCTATTTGTTGAAGATCTTCCTGCATCAAATTATAGATGCCCTCAGCATACTTGCGAATCTCAAATTGAGCATCGCGTGTCAATCTTTGATTCAAGAAATGTATAACAGATTGTAGTGAACAAGTCCAGTATGCTTCTGAATAAATGTTCTGGGGTAGTATCATTCTAGCAATTTCCTTTGCTACGCCAGTTTTAATCAGACCTTCATAGATTGAATAAGCTTTATCAACGGCATGAGCCATTTGATTTAAATTATATTCAACCGGACCCATGTAAAACTTCTCTTCTGAAGTTTGTTTGTTCCCATGAGGTGGATTACCCCTAAGTTTAGCAGGAAAATAAAACTCTGGTTTTAACTCTACATACCTACCAGATATCTCATTCCAAGAGCACCCCTTATCGTCATCATAAAAATGATCAATAATGTCTAAATTAACGTCTTGACCATCAATCTCAAAAGTCTTCCAGACGGACCCTACTTGATACTTCATCCACTGACGAAATACAAATAAGGGAGCTTTAATATGAAACGTATAAAACGAATGTCTAAAAGGACTCGTATGACCGTTTTCCCATAAGAAAGTCGTTAACCTCTTATCTTTTTCGTCAAATTGATCCCTAGATTTATTATAAGATATACGAGCAGAATTAACTACCTTGAGAGGTGTGTTATTCTGCATTTTATCGACTAAAGACACAAAACCTATATTGTCCTCAAATGTAAATACTTTTTTATTCATATGACCTAAATAATATTGTTATGTATTATCAAATGTTATTAGAAATGATTCTACTCAATAGTTTAAACGAAGTTAGTTTAGCTGTTGGTAGAGGAGAAAAGTTACCTGCTGAAAAGGGTGCTGGCCTTACCGCCAAAGGTCGAGCTAAATATAATAGAGCACATGGATCCAATTTAAAAGCTCCAGTTACAGGTAAAGTTAAAAAAGGTAGTAAAGCCGCCAAACGTCGTAAATCATTCTGTGCAAGAATGCGTGGAGTAGTTAAGAAGTCCAAGAATGCTGAAAGAGCACGCGCATCGTTAAGACGTTGGAAGTGTGGCGGGGTTAAAAAATAACCTTTTCCCCCACTCCAAATGATGGGCCTACAAGGACATCAATTTCAAGAGGAACATTAAACTTAAGACCGAATCGCTCACGAATGTAAGGGTATTCAGTCATCTCATTCTGTAGCATCTTAAGTACCTCTTGCGTCTCCGACTTAGGAGAGATAATCTCTATAGAGTCGTGAACCGTTGCTACAATTTTAGTGTCCATATTCTTGTCTTTGAGTCTCTTGTTAAGGCCAAGGATGCAACAAAGGAGGGTATCGCTGGCAGCAGACTGAACCGTAAAGTTGAGTCCTTGTCTAAGGGCCTGTTTCTGCACAGACTCAACATTTGCATAAATGTTAGGGAGGTTGCGGCGACGGCCAAAAATAGTATAAGCATACCCACGGTTCTTAATATGATCGAAAACGTGTTCCATGTAGCTTGGAACTCCCGGGAACGCTGCCATCCATCCGTTGATAATGTCTGAGGCTCGCTTTTGAGGAATACCTCGCTTCCTTGCCAAAGTATAATCAGAGCCACCGTATACAACCAAGAACGAAACTTCCTTAGCAATTTGACGCTCCTCGTCTGTTACCTTATCTAGGGGTTTACCGAACGTCATGGAAGCTGAATACTTGTGAAGGTCTATTTTATTATTAAATGCCTTCACCATGTTCTTCTCCCTAGACAGGTGGGCAAGGATTCGTAGTTCCATTGCCTTCATGTCAGCAGTTATGAAGTCGTAACCGTCTGGGGCTACAACATAACTACGGATATTGACTGCTGCAGACTCTCTAGGCAGTGTGTGGAATGACACTCCCATGGGTTCATCCGCAGAATAACCAGCATTAGATAGGCGACCTGTAGCCGTACCATCTAACCTATATTCCACATAAATCTTACTGCTCTTGTTATACTTAAGAGCATCAGATACAGTCTTAATATAAGTATTGTAGAGCTTTTCCAGTCCACGAAGCTCTAGAAACTTCTCGATAAACTCCTTGGTGCGGAGCAAATCCTTGTCAGATTTCTGTGCGATGACGGAGGCACTGACCAATTTATTCTTCTCGTCTTCACTTTTTCTTCCCATGAAGTCCTCTACGATCTATTTCGTCTTTAATTTGAGTTAAAAGTAAGTCTAATGCCTCATATGAGGTGGAAGGCTGCTTTTTAGCAGTAAACACCGGAGGATACAAGCCAAAACCCCATTCTGGGTTAATCAGCCAGTCTTTCTGTCCCTCAGTTCCTACGAACTTGTCCAAGGAGAAGAAGATTCTAATCATATCGTTAGCAGATGCCATGTTAGAATCCTTCTTAACCTCAGGATAAGAGTAAAGTATCTCCTCAGCCTCAATGATCTTATCCCTAAGCTCCTTTTGTAGTACCTTAAGCTGCTCTTCCGATATGGTTAAGCCATCAATTTCCATGTCTACAAGGAATAATGAGGCGGGAGCCATTATCTCTTCGTAAGTCTTTACCATGTTAAGCTTATCAAGCTTCTCATAAAGGACTTCATAGCACTTAAGGGTAAAATAACTATCGAGTGCATTGCCCCTAGCCATCTGAGCCAAGGACATCTCACCCCAGTTAACCCTATTGGCATTAGTTACTGTTAGCATCGGACTTTATTTCGTGAGGAAAGTAATAGTTAACAAGATCTTTAAGAGACTTAGGTAGATTCTCATCCACCAGATGCTGCATCACCTTTGTGTCCCATACGTTCTCTACGCGGCTTATACCAGCCATACGGAGGAACTTCAAGTCGAACTTGGCATTGTGTAGCACCTTACGGCAGGGGGCCGCAAATAGCTTTTTAAGCTCTTCTAGGACTAGCCCCAACTCCTGCTCATTAAATCTAGACTCTCTATGATTAAGAGGTATAACATAATTAGTATACAAACCATTAGACTTAAAACTTAAGGATACAGTCAGGATCTTCTGCGTGAGAAAGTTCAAACCTTCGGTTTCAATATCCACTGCCACAATACCATCTTCGGTAAGTGGTAAGTTTAGGCCACGAAGCTTGTCAACAGTATCCACAAGAGTATAGGAAAAGCTAGCTTCAGAGTTCTTCTTAAATATGAATTCATTGATAGCATTCTGGACATCGGTTTCAAAGAGGTAGCGGTTTCTTGGTTCGATGATAACTTGGAAGGGATGGTAGATGGGGACAACAAGACACTCATGGCCGGATTCAAGGGTTATAGGGATAGATCTACCTCTCTTTTGTTCAATTCCAGTCTTTCTGGTCAGCATGACGAGAGGTAGGTTACCACATGCAAATACCAGTTTAGGCTTTACGGTTTCTAAAGTAGCAAGAATATGCTTTCGGCATATGTCTTTATCAGCTTTGGAGATATCATCCAACCTAATCTTAGGGCACTTAACGGATGCTGTGTACTGGATCCTATCCATAATAGGGACAGCATCACTAGCCTTAAGTACATCTAGGATAAGGTCGGACTCCTCATCATCAAAAGGTGTTACATCCCCATACTTGTTTATTTTAAACGAGTCCGACACGAAAAGTATGTCAGCCTGCTTAAAATCTTTGTAGTCCATAATAGAATGGACCGGGAGGTTCTTATTGAGGATCTTGCAACCCGTGCAGCCCTCATAAGTAGTTTTGTACAAATCGCTTAGGAAGTTCATCTATAATTAATGTAATGCCTAATTACATTGATAATAAGAAGTTTGAGAAACTAATTAAAGAACACTGTAGAGGTCGGCGCAAGAACGAGGCAGAGCTATTCCAACTGTTCGACCTACTCATCTCCAATATCATAGACTCTTTCCACTTCAAAGTCGATAAGGAAGATGCAAAACAAGAGTGTTTTGTTCTGGTGTTAAAGACGCTCAAGAACTTTAAACCGTCTCAGGGTAGCGCATTTAATTACTTTACGACAATAATCGTTAATAATCTCAAACTAATTTTTACTAAACGTAAAAAGTACTCTGAGAAAATTAACGATTATTTTGAGATTAAGTACGGTCAGAGTCCGAGTTCCCTGTAAACTCCATCGTTATTAGTGATAACTGAAACGTTATTATCTTTGATAACGATTAAAGAAGGAACTCTATTGATTCTAGTCTTAATATCGAAAGACTCTCTTAGCAATTGAGTTCCGTCAGGTAGATCCCAAGAGTCCATAATAAAGATTTCTCTATTCATGAACCCCTGATCTTGATGAGAAGTCCGAAGTCTGGTAAGCAGTTTACCACAGACTTCGTCCCAATCACTAACCAAAAGAAACGTAGCCTGCCTCTGTGGTACGTTTAAGTTTTCTAAAGTATCCTCTAATTGGGTATGACGATTGAGAAACGTCAGCTTAAAATTATACATTTCAGTTCTTAGTGTCGGTGGAATCTTGAGTTGTGTCTGGCTTTGGTTGCTGTACCTGATCAGTTACCTCAACAATACCATTATCAAGCTGAGGCTCCTCAATAGGCATCTCAGGAATGATTGGTTGAGAAACAGCCTCGTTGTTAAGTTCTTGTTCTAACTTTTCAACGTCCACGCCAGCCTGTCTAAGTTGCTCTCTTACGGTTTCATCCTTGATGGACTTTCTAGCCATCTCAGCGAGTTGATGGTTTAGTGCTCCTACACCGTTAAAAAATACCTGCTTGTAGAAAGTATCTTCGTCAATTTGTGGGGGCTTAACTTGATTTGTCCAGTTTTTTAAAGCTTGTGCTTCATCTTGATTGAATTTAATAAGTAACTTCATACGTCCTCTATTTTTATAATCTACTCTAGCTTTTGCTTTACCACTATTTAAATAAAGCTTTTCGCTCATGTTGTCTATGATAGTACACCGGAGATAGTTATGGAAGACAATTTTGATTTTTCTGTCCTAAAAAAGAAGAAACGTAAGAACAGTCGTACAAAGGGTAACACTTTTGAAAGAAAAGTTTGTGCATTACTTAACGAAAGATTTGAAACTACAGATTTTAACAGGTCTCCCGGCTCAGGAGCTTTTGCTAATACTCACAGACTACCTGATCACCTAAAAGTTTACGGGGATCTTATAGTACCTCAGAAATTTCAATATATTATTGAATGTAAGAAAGGTTATAATAAAGTAAGCTTAGGAAGCTTATTTAATATTAAATCAGAGTTCTATGATTTTATCAACCAAGCCAAGAGAGACGCAAGCAAAATCTCAAAAAAGTGGATGGTAATTTTTCAACAAGACAGAAAAGATACACTTGCAATATTTGAAGATTTGTATTTAAAACACACAGTAAAAGATCATTCTTTCATAACATTTAACAATAGTAATATTATTGTAATGAAGCTGGAAGACTTACTCAAAGTTACTACTAAAGACTTTTGGTTTGATTAGTTTTCTTTACCCTTAATTGTTGGTCTAGATTCTTTAGTAAACTTCTTTTTTGTATGTGATTTATTTCTAATATGTCCGTGATCGGCATGGATAACAGTCGATCCACCATTTCCTGAATTAAAGTCAGTTCTCATTGTAACTGATCCTTTTTCACCACCCTGTGAAGTTGGGTAAACATCAAAAGTAATTCCTGTATCAGTAGCTCTTAAATCACCTCTGTTTTTGTTGCCTCCACTAGCTAAATCAGTTATTACTTCACAAGGATCATCTAGCAGATCATTATGTGTTACGAGACCAGCCTCTTGAGTTTCAAAATTTTGATAAGAGATAACTCCAGTATTTTCAGCAGACATTCCTCTAGAATATAAATCCGCTACTAACACATTTGCTTCTCTTTTATCTCCTGATTTTATTTTTTCTACGGTTGATTCATTTAACAAAGAAGATATTGATCTTTGTAATAGTATTCTTAATTTTTTAGTATCGGGTGGCTTTTTCTTTAATATGCCGTCTACAGATCGTTGTAATTCTGAGAGCTTTTCGTTACTTAAATCAATACCAAGTTCTTTTTTCACCATATCAGCAACGTTTTTTAAATCTGATGTAGTTACTTCTTTACCACCTTTTGTTTTAGTAATTGCATCTAAAGCCCTACTGCTTATATCTAAAATAATTCTTGTTCTTTTCTTTGATTCATCTAAAGCAGTCTTCATTTCTGATTTACTTTTTATATGTTTCCCTACTCTAGATTTAAAAGTATCAATCATTTCTGCGAATTCTTTTTCTGTTAAAGGTCTTGCATTTTTACTGATTAAATATTCATTATATTTATCTCTAGCAGCTTTTGATTTAGGACTTATAATTGTTTTTCCAGCATCATCTGTTTCATCTAATAAAGAAATTATTAATTCATTTCTTCTAACACTATGATCAGCACTATCAGTAGCTAACTTAACTTCAAATCTCTCACTCATGGAATTTTTTAATGATTTTCTATTAAGATATATTTCATTAGATCCTTCATTCTTGGCTCTTTCAATTAGATATTCTCTATCATTATCATCAGGTATAAGTTCTTTCAGTCTATCCACATCATCAACACTTATTACCTCTGATTTTGTTTTATGATAAGAAGACAAAGCATCAGCACTTTCTTTGTTGATAGAAAAATAATGTACGTCTTGTCTTCTAGCACCAAACTTATACTTATCCCCAGCCATAACCGAAAGAGCCACTCCTTCTAGTACGTTATTATCATCAATACTATTAAGCTCTCTTTGATACCTTGAAGTTTCCGTCACTATTCTTTTTGATAATTCTCTAATTAATATTTGTTTTTGTTTTTTAGCTTCTTCTGGATTATCAGCATGTTCTCTATTGATTTTTTCTATTTCACTAATATAATTTTTCTCAAATAGCTCAGAGACTTCTCCCATCGCTTGAGAAAGTGCTTCAATTAATTCAGAGTCTCCAATTAAAGTGCTATCTTCTGAAATTAAACTAGTAATTTTACTAGCTCTTTCAAGTAATCGTAACGCTGTTTTTCTTAAATCTTCATTTAGTTCTTTTAGTTTACTTTCAAAATGATCACAATATTTTTGTAATCTTTTTTTAATTTCTTCATCTTGGCATTGATCTACTTGTTTTCTTGCATTATCTAAATTAATGAAAGTAACATGAATTTTTTCCATAAGAGTTCCGAAAACGGATGAGTAAGCTTCAGAACTAGTTACTGATCTTAATTCCTCTATTTGTTGTTCTTCAGGTAATGAATCGTTTATTTTATCAACTAGTAAATCTGAAAAAACTGCACGAACTTCTCTAGTGTGAGGTAAAGAAATAGATACTCTTTTTCCATTTTCGTCAGGTTCACTGTATATGATTACTCTATCTGTTCCTCCAACTCTCATTAATTTAACATTTTCTTTATAAAAATAAGCGTCATCTGAAGTTAAGTTACTTCCTTCTGTTATTTTTATAACATGACCTATGGTTCTTTCTATCATCTCTGCATGTTGTTCTGGAGTAACCATAGATCCATCTTCTGTAATTACTTCTGCTTTTTTTATCTTTTCTACAAGATCTATTTTTATTGCTTTTTCAATATCTTGAACAGTGCCTTGCCAGAAAGACATATGCGGTTTGTTTCTATCATTTCTTTTCCATGGTCTAGGTACATCTTTTTTTAGTCCCCATGTTTTTGTTGTATATTTTTTAATTATATCAGCTCTAAGTTTTTCTATTCTTTTTTCAAAATTTTCTCCAAGAACGTATGTCCAAAGTCTTCCAATCAATGACTCCGAGGTAACTGTAACTAAGTCTTTTTTAGGTAGCTCAGGTTGTGGTTGCTCAGGTTGTATTTGTTGTTGATTAGGTTCTTCAGTTTTTATTTCTTGCTCACTACTTTCTTTTGATTTAAGTAATGATTTTAATATTTCTGAAAAATTAGGTCTTGCTGAATTAGTAGTTTGATTTCCATGATCTAACCCTATAAGACCTTTAGCTGTTGTGTAAATTAAAATTTTATTACCATTTTTAGCTAAAAAGGGTTTATTTGGAGCGTCATGTTTTCCTTTTACAGTTGCAGCCCATGCTAGAGCTTGATTGTATTCTGTTGTAAGATTTGCATCTTGTTGTCCCGCAGCAACTGGAGCAGCTTCTTCAAATAAAGATAGCTTTCTTTTTGAGTGCTTGCTAAACCATTCCAGTATTTCAACAAAGTAAGACATACATTATTATAGCTATAAAAAAAACAAGCCTACCTTAGATAGATAGGCTTGTTTAAGGTTAATTAGTTGGTATTAATCAGGTGCTGGGGAATATACCTGCAACGAGATCAACAGAAGTACTAGTTGTACTTGGGAACATATCGATTAGATCATATCTAAAGGATACCTCTAATGTGTGGAACTCGTTTTGGCTGTAATTAAATTCAGACATCTTAACTGCGAAGGGCCAAACACCGATAAAATCTACATAAGCTATTGGTGTCATTGATCCATCATATTGAATTAGTCTTGCTTTCTCAGCCTTGAACGACTTTCTGTCGCTGGTTCCGTTAGCAATAGGAGATTGATATCCAGTTAGTGGATCATAAGCACATGTTCTAAACCAAGCAAAAAGATTAGCTCCAGCTTGGCTTGTTAGTAAGTTATCAAATGTAACAACCAGTTCATCCATGTTAGACTTACCGGGATAGAAGAATCTATCGTTAAGTCTGTGGACTTCTATTGGCTCAACTTTTGGACCAGTAGCAGAAACCTTTTTAGCGGCTACGCTAAGTTGTTGTGCTTTGGTGCTTGGAGAAACACCGTCTGGAAACCAGAATTGAATTTCAAACTGATAAGTTCTGATCGAATCTAGGCTTGTTGACAACAGGGGTAATCTGTTCCCTGTTGTCTGATTTCTCTCAACTGCTAAACGCTTAGTGGATGTTGCCATATTTTATTAAGCTCCTATATTAGAGGTATTGTTAGTTAAATTAACCTCAAAGATTATATACTCAGCAGCCTCAACAGGTCTCAATATAATCTTGCACCATAACTCTCTTCTTGATACCCTTGTTGGAGTATTAATTGTTGAGTCACAGACAACTCTTGATTCAGCTATACCTCTTCTTCCTGCGATATCTCTGAGTAAAGATTCGACATTAGTCTTAACTGCATCCCATGTTATTGGATCGTTAGGCTCGAAAACGTAAGCTCTTGTGTTTCTAAGAAGATTCTTTCTGATATAAATCATAAGTCTTCTTACATTGATTCTGTCTGTAGCAGATGGTAATCTCTTACCAGTCTTTTGTCCGAATATTGTGATACCTTCTGGGAAGAACTTAACCATAGGATTAAGATTATTCTCGTAAAGGATATCTCTGTCACCTTGGCTGAGAACCAACTCAGTGTCGAGTGGCTTGGTGAGTCTACCTCTGTTGAATCCTGCTGGAGCAAACCATGGGTCACTGATTGAATCTGTGAAAGCCATAGCTCTTATTCCATATATTGCTGGATCCATCCAGACATCTCTTTGAGTGTAGGTATTGAAGATCTGAACGTGGGGCCAGTAGAGTGCGACATAAGAGCTATTTATAGCTGCTTTTCTATCGCCTACTGTTCCTTTACCATTCATCCAATCTACAGCTTTCTGAGCGGTAGTTATACCTAAGGGTGGTGCTGTTGCTGCAATGAAGTTCTGACTGGTCTCAGCTAGAGTTATCAGAGCATTTTGAACATTTGCAGTGAATACACCGGGAACCATTGCCATTGATATGTTAAGGTTATCATCATCAAGAGCATATATTCCTGTTTTCTCAGCGGCTGTTCCTATTAAAGTAGCAGCCAGTGATGACAGAGCATCGGAGGTATCGCCGTCTCCATTCATACCACCTGTAAGATTGTATGTTCCGGGCTTCAGTTTAGCAAATCTACCAAAGGTAGAAGATGTCTCCCAACTTGAAGGTCCATACCCAGAGTCAGAAATTCTTAATCCAGATGCTTCATTAAATGTATTGTTAAACAATTGTGATAATTTGTTAGCTGGGGATGTTAAAGGAACTAGTGTTGCTGATGCAGCTTGAGTACCTACAAAATCTCCTTTAATATAATCAGATCTTAATGGAGTATCGTTTTCCGAAGCTTTAATGACTTCTTCTATGAATGTATTATCCCCATAGAAACTTACTCTAAACGATTCGTTTGTATAACCTTTGTCATTAACATTAATATTGAACCAAGGTCCAAGAATATTGTCAACTGTAACACTCACTCCGGTAACTTCGCCAGTTCTTAGCGATCTACCTAAGTTATATCCGGGTCCTCCATAAAGAGCCTCAACTAAATAAGAAGCTTCTGATGTATAAAGTTCTAATCCATAACCAGAAGCTGCGCTAGTAATAGTAGCATCTGCGGATCCATTGATTCCTAGGGAAGAAGCATATAAAGAACTATACCCAGTAGTTATTTGGGTGCCATCAGAGGATACTCCAGCAGTAACCTCTAAAACATATTTTGGTCCAGCATAAGCACCATAAATATACAGGTCACCTTCAGAATCAATATCTGCTGCAACAAGGTCTCCCTTAGCAGTACCGTCACCAAATACAGCTTGAAGGGCTGCAATTGAAGTTGCATACTTTCCTCCATCTGATGAGGTTGCAGGAACTGTGTATAACTTGTTAAAAATTTCTTCAGTGTCCTCTTTTAGTTTAACTAAAAAGTAAGTTGCTGTAGCAGTAGTACTTACTCCAAAATAGTTTTTCAGAGCAGTGTCAATTTTTACATAAGGACAAGTTGCGATTGGGATTGTGGCACTAGCTTCTATAGATCCACTAGCTGCTCTTACATAATAAATTCTATTTGTTGTCTCCAGAACTTCTAACGCAGCAAGGAGTCCTTGTCCGTAAAGGTTTTCATTGGGTTCACCGAAAGTTTTTACTAATTGCTCTGGAGTAGTAATTAGTGTAGCCTTGTTTTCAGGGCCTTTGTCAGCGAAACCTACGATACCAACAATTGAAGAGTCAATAGTGACAGGATAAACTGTTGCATCTACTTCTCTGTAAGCAATACCGGGGCTATTTAATACCATTTATTCACCTTATGCGTTAGTGAGCTTGATAAGTTTTCTCTTATTAAGAACTAGGATTTGCTCTGTTACTGCAGAATCCTCGACTACAATTTTCTGTTTTGGCTTGAGCCAAAACGATTGTTGGCCGTTTTCGGCCTTTAAATAAATCTCAAAACCTTGAGTGGTTTCGTTCTTAATAATCTTCATAACAAACTCCTATTTATATTTATCTATAATAACTTAATTTTTTACTAAAAATATGGTTATTTTATTAATTAGTAAGCCATGTCATAGACTGTAACTCTTCTGGAGTGACATACTGTTCGTGGCTGTGGTCTTCCGGGGCATAAGGTCCTTGTTGGGATGTCCCCCCAGCAGCCTGAGCTTCCGATTCAAATATGCTTGTTATTGCAGACTCTAATTGAGCGGCAGCGGTATCAGTTAATTTTCCACTAACCACTTCTAATTCAAAATTAAGCCTCTCTATTTTCCCGGTAGATGTGTAAAGAAAAGAAGGTGCTGGGATAGCTGTCTCAACCGTTAAATTTATAGACTTTTGCAGTACTCTATCTTCTTTATCGGATACTTTAACTTCTGAGTCATCCTCCTCACTTTCTATAAAAGCTTTTATAGAAAACGTTTTACCCACAGTTATGTTTAAATCTGGATTAAACATAGAAAAAATCATTTCTCTTATTTGATCCAAATCGTTTTTGTAGAAAGACCAAATATTTAAACTATAAGATATACTTATTGGTCTTGGAGGTAAGCTTATTATTCTTATTGCTCTTTGTATCTTTGGGTGCCAGTATTTCTGATCAATTAAAACCGGGGCATATCTTTGTTTCTTTTCAAATGTTGATGTAGAGTTTTCAGAAACTGTTATAACAGGAAGCACAACGTTAGCATCATTAAACAATACTGCGACTGCTCTCTCTGCATTTGCATGATAGCATTTAATGTTTATAGATCCGTTGTTACCATCAAAATAAGTTAAGTTAGAAAACTTGTTTATAAGAAATCTTAAGGTATCTTTGTACAAGAATTGAATATGCTTTTTGGGATCTTTATCAATCTTGTTAAAGATGTCCAAGGATATATCATTTCTAACTGTGCTTACGGCTCTCATAGATCTATTTTCCCTCCAAGATCATCAGGTCTATTAAGTTTCTTTTGATTTTGTACTTCCTCAGTATCTCTGAGAAGGTTGCAATAACACAGTAGATGATATACTCCGTATACTTCAAAAGAGTCTTCAGATACTTGATACACTTTGTATTTTATATCTTGAAATAAAGGAGCAATAATATCTCCAACAATTACTGATCTACCTAATTTTCTTTCTACATACATTTTGTTGAAAGTAAATATTTGATCGTTTTCTAAACTCAAACCAAATTGATTTAAATTTTGCTCGACAGCTTTTGGTTCATAATGAGCAAATACAGTCACTGGCTCTTTTGATATAGTTTTTGATCTAGACTCCATGTAGACATCGTCGAATTCGTTTGAAGGATAATATTTGTAAATATTAACCTTAGAACCAGATATCCTTATAGTCTCATCATCGATTAAGTTAAAAAAATCTATGTCAGGGTTATTTTGATCAAAGAAATTTAATATACTGTCAGAAGGATCTACTTCGACTATTGGAGATTTCTTTGGTGGATTTTTAACTGTGTATTTATCTTTCATTAGTAGACAGAGAAGAGTGGTGGCTCCTCAATCTCCATTAACAATTCTTTCATTAACAACTCTTTTTCTTTGGTGGCTTCTGAAATTAAATCTTTACCATCCAATGAAGCTCCTTTTCCGGGACCGGGTATTGATTGGAACTTTCCTCTAATTCTACCAAGCACATGTTTGGCACAAGCTAAGGCATATTTTTGTACCCAATTTCTAAACGCTGGGAGAATTGTGTTAGAGTCTAAAGCCCTATACTCAAGTATTACTGGAGTTGGTGTGCTAAATGGTTCTGGGTATAATTGTAGGTACTTACCATTAACTATATCAAAGCCACCGTCTCTAGATAAAACTTTCCTAATCATCTCCATGTATTGTTGAACAAGCAGATAATCACCTACGTTCATGTTTTGAAAGAACCTATTGTTCTGCCAAAAGCCTAAAAAGAAATCGAATTCTAAAGAACCTTTACTGAATTGAAAAGCTAACAGGTCTTTTTGATACACAACATAATTTAAATTATTAGCAATGAAAGCTGGCAACTCGTATAAACTAATTCCAGCAGATGCATCGAACACAGCATACTGCATTGCCCATTGAGGAGCGTGATAATCTAATTTAGTTACAGCTTCGTCAATACAGGTTTTTATTTGAAAAGGAGTTAATTCTACTCTAACAACAGGATGTCCGAGTTGAGCCATTACATAATCTTTTATTGTCTCATCAAATTTATTAAACTCAACGTCATCAATTATTAAATTTTTATTTAATGCGTCAACGTCAATATCAGATGACTCAACATAAGAGGTTAAATCATTTCCTTTATATGAACCGTAAGTAGAACCGTAGGTGCTTATTTTTGGTTTAGCTATCATGATTCATCCTTAATTTGTTTTTTATAATTCTTAGATGTATCATTTAATTTGGTTATGACTTGAGGGGTTGGAGGAATAACTTCTTTTGTTACACATTCAACTATGAAGTTATTGTTTATATAATTTTTGCTAGTAAACTCTTGATTTGGTTTAATTGATTTCATTACACCATCAACAGTTACTATCAAAGACATTGGACAAATACTCTTAAACTTAAACATATACCCTCTACATTATGTAGGGTCCATAAAATAAAAAAGCGGGGCTTTATGCCCCGCTTAATTATTTAGTTTACAAACTTATCATCTATAAACTGATGCTGTACCTATTCCAGTGTTTCGGAATATGTTAGGAGCCATGTAATTCTTGCCTGCGCCAATGAGTCTAATGACTCTATAGAATCTGTTGGCTGGGGCAATTGCTGCCTTAGCATAACGGGTCATGATACCCTTTCTTGGTTGGAAGGTCTCAGGATCAGTTATGGTTTGGATTGGCATGAGTGGGATGTATGGGCAGTATACGAAACCAGCATCCATTGGATTGGTTCCGTTGTAACCGACGATGATCTCGTCTTCTGGGAAGAGAGGATCAACGATTAAGGTGTACTTGCCAGCAAACTTACCACGGTACTCAATTCTGTTACCCATGTTGGTAGGACCATCTTCTCTAGCTAATCCACCCTCAAGCTTGGCGGCTGACTCTAGGAGTGAAGCAACCAGTGGTGAGGTGATTAGGACTGTACCGGGACCACGCATTGTGGTGCGGTAAATGTCTTGTGAAGCGTGGTTTATCAGAGCAAGTAAGTTGCTGTAGATATGACCAACGTGTTGAGGAGCAAAGCTAATTCCAGTGAATCCTGCAATTGGATTAGTTAAATCTAGTGCAAAGACGTTAGAACGAGCAGTGTCGTTTACTGGAATTGGAACACTTCCGGTTGTATTAAACTCGTATTCAAATGCTCCGGGAGTAAATGAGGTGCTACCATCTGGTGAGGTTCCATAAGTATTTCCAAAGTTATTAGCATTGTTATTATCTAATCTCTTTGGAACCCATCCGTAAGTATTTGTTATGCTATCTTGAGCAAATCCGTAAGCTATACCACGGATGTCTTCGATTAACTCGCGGTCGATCTCAAGTGAGATTTCCTTGCTAAGAAGATCGGTAAGTTCACGCTCTAGATCTAAATTGTGATAAGCCTTGAGGTCTTGTGTGGCCTCGATGGTCCACAAAGCTCTCATCTTACGGGTCTTAGCTACTACAGCTTGGCTTTGAATGTTAAAGCTAATTTCTGGAATAGCTGATGCTCTGAGTTGCTCACCAGCAGAAACGTACCAAGCTTCAACGGTAGTCTCATTTGGGAAAGCAGCAATCTTACCACCATAGGTAGTAGTAGGTCCGCCTCTTGTGTTACTTAATACGTTTGAGGTATTAAATCCATTATCAGCAAGAACCTTTGATCCAGTGAGACCACTACCGTTGCCTGTGAATGGATCATTCCAAGCACCATCAGCAGAGGTTGATCCGATACCTGAAGCAGTTAAGCCCAAGTATGTCATTTGATACTTGGAGTAGACTTGTTGCTGATCATAGTTTCCAGCATTGTTCTTTCCTGCACGACTGTTACCAATGTAGAAGATCTGGCTGACAGGTCCTTCCATTGGTTGAGTTGATCCAATCATGTTGAAGATAAGATCAGGGAATACTCTACGAACGATTGGGAAGGCGAACTTTTGGAAGGTGCCTAACTTGCCAACGGTTGTAGCTCCGGGAGTAAGCTGCTCCTCGGTCAGTTTGCTAGCCTCGGTCAAAACGGCCTTGGCTTGGTTCTCTAAAAGTTGAGCGGTTACTTCAGCCATGTAGTCGGACTTGATTCCGTCTAGGGCCTTCTCCCACTTCTGTACGACGTTACTATCAATTTTTCTCATTGTAAAATTCTCCTAAATATCAATCTTTAATCATAAGATTCAGAGTCTCTTCGCTAAGGAAGGGGTTGTAGACACCTGATGCCTTATGAGTTTTTGCTTCAGTAAGTGTTTCTCTTTTCTTAAAGTTTTCTTCTGAAACAACTACTGCATCACCACTAACTTCCATTTTAGCTTTTTCTCTATTTTCCTTTATGCTAACCTGTAAGTTAGAAACTCTTGATTCAAGAAGACCAATTTTGTCCTTTTGAATCTTGATAACGTTTTTGAACTTGTTATTCTCTTCAAGTACTCTTGTCATTTCCTCTTTGAGAACACCAACATTCTTTTCTAAATTGGTCTGTTCTAATGCCATGAGGTTAACAGCGTTGACCTCGTCATCAGGGGATAACTCAAGAGCCATTAGAGCTTTTATGTGCTCGTACATTGCAACGTTTCTTGCAGTGTCATTCTCTAATTCAAGCTCTCTTAAAGCTTGCTCTTTGAGCTTCTCAATTTGACCACGGATAAAAGAAGTAGTTCTGATTGTTAGATCTTGTTTAACCTTCTGAACTTCTTCGGTAATTTTTTCACTAACGAGATTGGCTATTTCAATAGCAACTGACTCGTCCAGATTCTCTGGGAGTAGTTTGGCAATCTCTTCCATTTTGTTTGTCTTCTTTGTCATAACTAATTCCTTATTTTTTTCCGCCGTTTTTCTTGGCGGGTTTTCCGTAACCGCAGGATTTCATCTCTTGGATAAATTTTCCTGCAAATTTTTCGTACATGTTAGAGGCATCATTTCGTCTTGCTCGGGCTTCGGCTCTCTCTTGAGCAGCGTCTTTACCCTCTCCACCTTTTGGACCGAATTTACTCCCACGAATTTTATCTTTTATTTTTGCACGTTCAGAAGCAGATTTTTCTCCAAAAGTTCCTCTACCAGTTCCGACTCTAGAAGGATCTTTTTCTGCTCTAGCTAGAATCAAATTCATGGTATCCTTGTTTTTTCTTTTGGTTTCTACAAGAGCAGCTTCTTCTTTTGTTGCTTCATTAGCTGGAACGCAATTAGGCACTTGTCTACCACCTTTTGTCTTCATGCCAACTTGCTTGTAATTCTTCCAGCAAGGATCTCCTGCTCTCTTATCTTTTGCTTCATTAATACGAAATTGATCTAGATTATTATCAATCTTAGCCTCTAGCATTGATAAGAAAACGTTACGACCAACAACTTTTTTGATTGTATTCTCTACGAGTTTAGAGTTATAGTTCTTGCTTTCAGCTAGGGTTGGGAATGCACCACGGGTAGAAGGATCAGCTACAATATCAAATGTTAATAGTTTGAAATCCTCATTGAC